GATAGATATACTCTTAACATGGTTAGACTTGACGATAAAATTAGACAAGTCATTACTGAGATTAAGCTTGAAGAAGCTCAAATCGCTCACAGACAAAATAGCGTTGAAGGCGCTGCTCCACAAGTTTCTGTAGCTACTTAGACAAAAGCTACATCGCTGAAATCGCACTTTCTTTACGGGCTCTCTTGCACTCTACTCAAAACTATAATATAATTCACACACTATATATAAATATATTTTACATGGACGCATATAGTCGACGGCCAAGAGACTGTGTAAAATTAACTTGGAAACAAAAGGAGATTAATCATGGCAAGAACTAACTTTGCAGGCCCTATAACAGCCGGTAAGAGAAACGACAACTCAGGTGGTGCTTTCGGAAAACCTAGAAACGTAGGTTTCGTAAATACTACACAATCATTTACATTTGATTTTAACCAAGCTTTACCTTTTACAGGAGCTTATGGAGCAGCAACTATTGCTACTATAGCGGCAGGAGCAACAACAGCAGTATTTACTGCTAACATGACTGCAACAGGTAATAATATAACAAACCTTACTCAAGGGTTTCGTGGTTCAGCGCAAGTAAATATTACGTTTAACGCAGCAGAAGCAGGAGATATTGTTACTATTGTTGGAACAGATATATTTGGTACATCAACTACTGAAGCAATAACTTTACCAGCAGGTGCAGCAACACAAACTACAAGTGGAACTCACTTTCAAACTATAACTTCTATAACATCAAATGCAGCTCCAGCTAATAATGTAACTATTGGACAAGTAAATAGTGCAGCAGGTGCTCAAGTAGAAATGTGTCTTAGAGCAAGATCTCTATTTAACTCATTTCCTATGCAACAAACAACTGCAACTTCAGGGGCAACACCTTCAAGTCCAGCAGGATCAAATAGACAAAACGTAGCAAGAGGTCCATTATCAACAGCAGGTAAAAACTTAGCAAATAACATTATCATTCCCGCATTTTCTAGAATTACAGATATGAGAATTATGACTGGTGTTGCTTTTGCAGGTTCAACTAACCTTACAGCTGGTTTAGGAACTCACTTTAGTAATAATGGTGCAGTACCTACAGGACAAGTAGCTCCAGCTAACCAAACATTCCAAAAAGAATATTTTTGTGGAATAGCTGATATCCAAGGTTTGGATACTAGACATGTTGGTCACGCAGGTGAATTACCTTTCGCTAATGGAACAAATGTTACGGCAGTACAGCAATATGCTAACTACGCTAATGTTAGTGATCTTGAAATGGCTTCAGGTACTTCAGCAACTGTTACAGAAAAAGAGTTAATTATAACTCTTAATGCTAATGGTGGTGGTGTAATGACTGCAGGTCAAGCAACAGTTTTAGTTTCATACCTACAAGGTGTAAACTTAACTAACTAATAAATTTTAACTAGGGCCCTTCGGGGCCTTAGTATTAAATTTAAGGAGAACAAAATTATGGGTAATGGAATAGTAAGTCCAAGAGGTATAACAATCACACCAAACCAAACAGCAGCTAACGCTACAATTATTGCTGCAGCTCAAACATTGGGTGGTGCAGGAAATTTAACTTTGGCTGGTACAGCTGCAACTTTTGGTCCAGATGGCGTAGCATTTTTAGTTACACTAACTGGTACGGGTGGTACAGATATGAGTGGTGTTAATTTTACAATATCAGGAACCGATGCTAATGGTGGTCAAATTACTGCAGAAATTCTAGCAGGTCCCAACGGAGTAGGTCCAGTTACAAGTACACAATATTTTAATACAGTTACTCAAATAGCAGTAAGTGCTGGAACAGGTGCTGATGTAAGTGCCGGACATGCAGGTGGTGCTGGCGGTGAATCAAGAGTTGTTTTTGCAGGAAGAACAAGAGTAAGAGGTATCTTCGGTACAACAGCTGCAACAGCTAATAGTATAACAAGTATATCTGATGGTAATCAAACAGATGGAACTGAAATTTTTGCAATTAGAAATCCTCTAGCTGCACAAACTCTTATTAATCCAGCAGATGCGCCAGGTGGTTTACTTGTTAAGGATAACTTACAAGTTATTTTAACAGCCAACAGTTTTCTAAGTTTAACATTATATTACGACGGGTAGGTAGCTAATGGCTAATACTACTTCTCAACAATATAAATTTGATCAAGATTTTTCAATTGATGAAATAATTGCTGATGCTTATGAGCGTCTTGGTTTAGTAGGTACTTCAGGTCATCAACTTAAAACAGCAAAAAGATCTCTAAATATTTTATTTCAAGAATGGGGTAATAGAGGAATTCATTTTTGGGAAGTAGGAGATACAAGTGTTGAAATTGCTCCAGCTACAACTTCTAATATTGATGCGGGTAGTGCTGAAGGTCAAGGAGTTTATACATTTTATAGAAACTCAACTGATGTGCCAGCTGGCAATGCTAGTCCTAAACAAGCAACAACTACACCTGTAGCAAATCTTTATGGTATTACAGATATTTTAAATGTAGCCTATAGACAAAATTATAATACAAACAATCAAACTGATACTGGTTTAACTAAAGTTGCAAGAGATGCTTTTGCTGCTACTGCAAATAAATTTACTTTAGGTACACCTTCACAGTATTGGGTTCAAAGATTTATTGATAGAGTTACATTAACTATTTACCCATTACCAAATTCTACAGCTGACACTAACAAATTAATGGTATACTATGTAAAAAGAATTGAAGACATAGGTGCTTATTCTAATGCGGTTGATGCACCTTATAGATTTATGCCTTGCATGGTATCAGGATTAACTTATTATCTATCAATGAAATTTGCTCCTGAAAGAACACAAGAAGCAAAACTTTTATATGAAGATGAATTTGCAAGAGCACTATCAGAGGATGGATCAGCAGCTAGTACGTTTATTACACCGAAAACTTATTATCCAAATATATAATGGCTAGATTTTCAAGAGGTAAAAGAGCATTGATGATCTCAATGAGATCAGGAGCTGCTTTTCCATATAGAGAAATGGTTCAAGAATGGACAGGAGCTTGGGTACATAATTCTGAATTTGAACCTAAACAACCACAATTAACTCCACAACCTGTAGGAGCAGATCCTCAAGCATTACAACACGCTAATCCTGCAAGAACAGAATTTGCAACAGTAGATTTTTTATCTAACGATCCTTTTAGTAATTTAAATGTAGGTTTTGATGCTTATATTTTAGTTCATCAACGTGGTAATCAATTAGTAAATGGAGACTATGTAAGATTTAGAGATGTTAAAACAGGTATAGGTACTTATCCTATAGTAGAAGTAGAACAAGAAACAACTTTAACAAACGACATTACAGCAACAGATACTACTATTAATTTAACACTAACAGGTTGGGTAGATAATTTATCTACTAGTTATCCAGCTCCGGGATTCGTGGTCATTGAAAAAGTAAATGCAACAACAGGAAGATTTGAAAATGAAGTAATTTCATTTACTGGCGTAACAGGCAATAGTACAGCTGGGTCTTTAACTGGATGTGTTAGAGGTACGGCATCACCTTTTAGAGGTGTTACTCCTCGTGCAACAGTAGCCAGTGCTCATGCTGCAGGAACAAAGGTATTTGGTTCTAGACCAATTACATTAATACCTACGACTTTTGTTGATGCAGCTAATACAACAATTACAGAAACAAATAGTTTTCAAGCTTTAGTAGTAGCCGGTATTAATTGGGGTTCTGCTGATGGAACTTTAGTGGGTGGTGGTTTCCAGTGTACATATGGCCCATTAAATGATAGGTCTTAACTATGTCAGGATTTACATATACAACATTAAAACAAGCAGTCTTAGATTACTCTGAGGTAGATGCTAATGTGTTTACGGCAACTATTTTAGATCAGTTTATAATGAACGCTGAACACAGAATTAATTTAGATCTTCCAATGGACTCAGATAGATTTGTTCAAGAAGGTCAATTACAAAAAGATAAAAACACATTTAATAGCCCAGCAGGTGCTTTGTTTATTAGAGGTATAGAAGTTTTTCCATCTACTACAGCTACAACAGAACAAGGTTTTTGGTTAGAGAAACGTGATCAAACATACCTAGAAGAATACGTAGGACGATTAACAGGTCCAGTAGGACCTAGTACAGGTCAAGATGTAACCGGTATACCTGAGTACTATGCTATGTTTGGTGGTGCTATAGGCTTAACAGACACTACTTCAGGTGGGTTCTATGTTGCACCTACACCAGATGAAAATTACTTTTTTAGAATATATTATAACAAAATGCCTGTAGGATTAGGGGCTGGTAATGCAACTACTTATATAAGTAACTACTTCCCACAAGGCTTATTATATGCCTGTTTAGCGGAAGCATTTGTTTTTTTAAAAGGGCCTACAGACATGTTGACATTGTATGAGCAAAAGTATAATAATGAGATACAAAAGTTTGCAGGAATGCAAATAGGTAGACGAAGAAGAGATGATTACACTGATGGAACTATCAGAATTAAAATTGACTCACCGTCACCGTAACAAGGAGATAAAAAATTATGGCAATCGCATCAGTACTAACAAATAGTTTTAAAAAAGAATTAATGCAAAGTGGTCACAACTTTAATACCGCTGCTCAAACACCAGCAGGTAGTGCATTCAAACTTGCACTTTACACAGATGCAGCTAGTCTTGGAACTACAACTACAGTTTACGCAACAACAAATGAAATTACTAACGCAGCAGGATCAGCATACTCAGCGGGTGGTAAAGCTTTAACTAATTCAGGTGTTACAGCTTCTACAGTTACTTCACATACATCTTTTGCAGATTTATCTGCAGCTAATGGTACAGCATGGACTTCAGCATCTTTTACAACAAGAGGTTGTTTAATTTATAATACATCTGCTTTGGGTGGATTTACAACAAACAGAGCTGTTTGTTCTGTTGATTTTGGTGCAAATAAAACTGTATCAAACGGAACATTCTCTATTGAATTTCCAACTAACTCAAACTCAGCAGCTATTATTAGACTGACATCATAAGGAGTAAAACCTTATGGCTGATACAATAATTACAGCTACAGTAGGAACAGGTACACAGTATCAAGTAGGTGGTACCGGTAATGTTTATTTCTTTAATGGTTCTCAACCTACAACTAGTGGAAGTTTAAATTGGACCTTTCCATTTGTAGCAGGTGCTACTCTTAGAATAGAGCAATCTGATTCTACTAACAATAACCACCCTTTTCTTTTTACTACAAGCAACAGTACAAACACTGCTACTATGCGAGCAGGAATT